GCCTCGATGAACTCGCCAGCCTTGATGAACCCGCCAGCCTTGATGAACCCGCCAGCCTTGATGTCCCTGCCAGCAATCAAATTCCGCAATCTAGCCTCAAACTTAAACTCAATACTCCCGGCAAACACGATATCACGTTTATCGTCAGATATCTCTTCTTCATAAAATCGCATGTCCTCGGTATTTCCAACCTTTAACAGCAACCACATAGCCCAATCTATGTGTCCTTCAGCGCAACAACGGTTCAAGACCTCCTGATACTCGCCACCTTTTGGATATGCTTCCCCAAACGCGGCCAGTCCAGATTTGCAAGCACCCAAGCCTTCCAAGTATGCCATTGTGATTTTAAACGTTCCTTTCATCTTCCCCTCCTTGGGAATACCCCTCCGAAGAGGGGCGGTACACTCATATTATTTCTCACCTTGTGCTACAAGTTCTTCAACTTGTTCTGCTGTAGCTTTCACTGGTTCCAGTTTCTTCACCATTTCAAGACGCTGTGCTTCTGCTTGTGCATCACGTGCCATGGCCACCAGTTCATCATACTTAGCTTCATTAAATGTGTGGTCAGCATTTATTACACCATACTCCATGGCCTTCTCACGCCCTAGTCTGCTTATAACACGTTCTGCTTTCCAGCGACTTTTACGCAGTTTCATTATCTGTTCGGGTGTCTTATTTTTCCGTTCAGCTTTTGTGAGACTGAACTTTCCCCATGGACACACAACATACTCCACATGATTTGCAATAACTCTATCCTGTTTCATAAGGGCACGTGCATTATATGCACGTACCTTTTCATCAAGTTCTTTTCGGTTCATTTATATACTCCTTTCAGCAAGACATGTCTTTTATAGCTCTTGCAATGGATACATTGTTTTTCCAGTATACTTCATACAAGCGCACATCTTCACTCATAACTACAATACCAACAATCTTTGCATACTTAATACATGCATCCGCATATACTTCCAGTGTTTTTTCCTGCTTTGTAAGGCTCTCATAGCCTATGACAATATCTGCACACTCTTTGTCAATCCGCTGTTCTTTCATCCTGTCACATTCATCAATAAGTCTTTTAAGTGTAATCTGATAATTCTCCACAGCTTTTCTTAGCTGTGGATCGGCACACACAGAAGTTGAATTTACAATATTAGATAACAAATTCTGTCTTTCCACCAAGTCAGCTTTGTCATGCTCTGATGTTACACGCAGTTCAGTATTAACAAATAGTTTGAGCACTTCATTGTAGTCTTTAGACATCTTGTTGTGGTCATACACTGCCGTGGTACATGTGGTATTCATACACCGTAACAAATCGTTATCATTTTTTAGTACATCACGTTCATTCTGTGCTTCATGCAGTGCATTTTGCAATGTATTACACTGCTGTGTGCGTACCTGCAAATCATTCTCTGTATCTTGTCTAGTTGCTTCATAGTTTCTCCAATCCAGCCACAGAATCTTTTTGTACTTTCCATGTGGTTCTTCAAACATCACAATTGTACCCTGCTTCATAGTATTCTCCTTTTTGGTGTCTGAGTAATTTCTAATTCCATCATTCATAGTTTTAAATGCTTTTATGCAATCTGCGACAGCATTTGTAGTAGCTAATGTAGCACCACATGCTCTTTGTAGTTCTTCCTGTTTCTGCATCCATTTCTTGTACAACTTTGCCTGTAGTAACTTTGGATATTCTTCATATATCTGCATCCTTACTTTGTACTCTCCAAGGATATAACTAGATGTGTACCAATCTGCATGTCTCACAGCATCTTTACATTTTAGATAATATGCCATATCGAGGATTTGCGCATATCCTGTCACCACATCAGGCAGTGTAATAGGTTCAGATGCACCTGCAAGAAGATACCTAAGGTGTGCCACATGCACCGCAAAGCTATTCTTGTACAATACGGCTGTTTTAAACCACTCCTGCATCCAATCATCAATAATCTTTGTTTTTGTGTCTGGCTTGATATTCCAACTTTTTGACTCTTGCATCAATTCATCAAAGCATGCCACGTTGTGTGCTTCACGTCCAAGAAAATATGACTTTCCGTCTAGCTGTACATTATGCAAAGTGTCATTCATTTCAAGCCCACTATCTGTCCATACTAATTTTGGCCACGTTCTTATCTGTTGCATACACTATACCTCCCTATTACATTTAGTATATCAATATATACTTTACATCATAGTCCATTAATCTTATGCACTCAGCTCCCAGTTGTTCTTGTGCACGCTGTACTGAATCATCAAGCATAGCTGACACTATGTGTGCAAAAACTATACCAGCTTTCATGCTCTGTACCATAAAATTATAACTATCACTAGTCATTCACACTACCTCCCTGTTGCATGGTGTTTCATCATCAAACAGCCAATTCTGCTCAAGTGCTCCATATGTAAGGAACTCTATCTCCCTATGTACATAAGCTATATACACACCAGTATCACTAAATGTTTCAATTCTGCACAAAATAGACATGCCCTTTTCATGCACCCATTTTTCACGGTATGGTTGAAAACTCTCAAAGTCAAACGGTATTCGTTTCTTGGGCGCTGGTGCAAGATTTGTACCATTTATCTTTTCCATAGTAACATCTGCATACTCAACAATATCAAATACCAAACCACCCATGAATCTATGCATATCCTTTGGTGCAACAACCTGTACAGTATTACCATTGTTAGCAACAAATATGCGTATAAATGGCTTGCTACTAGACACATAGCTTGTAATCACAACAAGCTCGCCGTATTGTGGTTTCCATACACCTATCGTATCAGGTTCTTGTTTAACTGGTGTACAAGATGCTTGTTTTGTAACGTCAACCAATTCCAACTGTGATTCATCAGGGATGATGAAACGGAACTTGGTTGTACACCCGTCACTACTTCTTACTTGGAAATGATACAGCAGTGTGTTGCCTTTTGTTGGCTCTATGCGTGTAAGTACACCGTATACAGCATCACACCCATCATACTTTGTGAATCCAATTACATGCTTATCACGCAATGCTTCTGCTTGCGCTGATGTTGCATCCCATATCACCTTGCTCTTGTCAATCTTCATACTCTTTCTCTCCTTGTCAACATACTGTTTATGGTCTAAAGCACGTTGTACATTGCTTACATACTTTTGTTTCATGGCACTCTCCTTTACTCTAGTACATTACAGGGGGAGGTAGGCGTTGAACCTACATCTCTGTTGCGTCCGGTTGTGATATCAACCTCTGCTGGCCAGCGTGGTTGCCCTTACCACCACTCCCCAAAATAATCAACAATGTTGTCCCAATACATCGTTCAGCACAGCTCCAGAAAGCTCAATCAACTGTGGCTCCTGAATTTGAGTTTCATCGACAATCGCAAGCACAATCTTAATCAGACTTATCATGATTGCCTCATTCCTCTTGTATGGCCCACTGAAACAAGAATCAACTTCAAGACGTTTAACAGTCTCCTTTAACTCGTCAATGTCGTGACGTACACTAAAATATCTGTCACACATACTCAGTCTCCTTTACTAAATGACAGTGTGTTATCAGTATCATCCTCAATATCTTGTGCATCGTCTGGGTCTACCAATACATCTAGCAGTGTACAGTTCATTCCGATTGGTATGTTTGTTTGAACAGTTACAGGAATCTTTCCACCATTATGCTCCATAAGACGTGCTACATACACTGTTACCTGTACATATACCAGCCCATTCTCACATATAAGGTGTGCTTCACAATTATCTGTCGCATATGTTGAAACAGGTTTTACTTTAATCGTTTCCATTTGTTGTACCAACAATCTGTGCAAAGGACTTACTGAACTCTTTGATGAAGTACTCTTTCTGAATATCAAGTTCCTCAAGTTCCATTTCCTTCTGTGCAATCTTACGATTGAGTTTAGTAACAACACTTGTTTTTGATATCAGCCCCTCATACCTACTGTATGGTGCAATAGAAATACCACCATCCTTTTTGGTTGTCTCACCACTCACAATGGACACAATCTTAAATCCAACATCATCACTATAGTTGTTCATCGTAAGTTCCATAATCTGAATAGCGGGTGTTCCATTGAACTCATTGAAGCTGACAATCACACCAGCATTGATAACAGCCTCTTTATACTGTTCGGCTTTGTGCAGTACCATTACCGGGTCGCCCACATGGTATGTTTCCACAACCTTTGCATTACGCAAATCCACCTCAATCTTGATTCCATCAATTTCTACAATTCTTTTGTTCTCGTCCATCCTTTGTCTCCTTTGTGTAAAGCACTAATCTACATGTGTTTTAGATATTCTCAAAAAATCTAGCAACTTCAAAAGTCACTTCACATAAAATAGGACTTGCTACTGTTGGTGCATGTACATTCTGTATAGTACCAATTTTTGCAATATCATATGATGATACAATTACTGCATTCTCCAATGATTCAGGCCCGAACTCAAGTGCAACTGCATTTAATTTCCGTATTACATCGGGTACACCATCCAACCATGCCTGTGCACGTTGCACTGCAAACTGTGGGGAACACCATGAGGACATTAACGGACAATCATTAACTTGATGTGATGCACTGTTTATTGCACAACAGTGTATACCAAAACATGAACCGTGCTCTACTATAAACTTACATATTTCTTCTTTTGTCATAGTGTACTCTCCACACATTTTTTCAATTGTTTCAGATTTATACCGAATGCTCCATATGCTATCCAATAATCAACTGCATTTCCACATCCCTTATGTGCCACAGTCCATTCACAAATTTCTTTAGCGTTCATTAGCAGTCTCCTTTATAATGCATAATGCATCGATGATATCTTCTGTAAAATCCGCAGCCTTTATAGTTTCGTTTACCGCGTGTACATAACAAAGTGTGCCTAACTTGAGTTTGGTATACAAATCTGGATACAGTGCATGGAACACTTGAACTGCATTACGTTTGTCAAAGCCTATGACACATGGCACTGAATATGTTTTGTCTTTGTATGCTGGCTCTATACAATATTTGTGCAGATATTTTGCAATCTCACTCAGTTCCACATTATGCAGAAACAGTTCATCAGTCTCAATACTGTACTTTTTAGTTTTCATAACTCTTCCTCTAATGGCAAAGTTGTCCATGCGCTCGGTGTATCTGTAACTATCATAACAGTTCCATGGTAATAGTCATTGCTGAATCTTTCCCAGTGATTGTTTTCTGGGTAATATGCATCAAGTGAATAGAAACCACCCTCACTTGCAAATCTACACCAGTAGCTATCACGTTTCTCCGGCACTTCAGGTAACTGATGCCAAACTAGTATTTAAGTGCGAAGGGTGATATTCTCTGCTTTCAGTACTCCATTTTCTCTTTTCAAAAAATCTATGTAAGCCAAGTCACTCTTTTTAGCTCTCGCTTTCAGCCATTCCGATTCAGACATTGTGTGTCTCCTTTAAAGGGTTGTGTAGTGTATCTGCTAACACACCCCATGACATACCAACAGGTATTGTTTTAAAACCACAGTTACTTAATTTTGTACGAATCCAGTCAGCAACCTCTTCTGTTGTCTTACCCCTGAACCATTCATGTGTTGCAGTCATAATGCCAATCTCGAAACAAATATCAATCAACAGCTGTCTATCGCTTGTCTCCATACTCGTGGCTCCTTTTAGTGTATATCTCCCTAAATATAAGGCAGTCTACATGTTGAGTGTAGTTACTGTTCCCCAACTACTTTTTAAATTCAAACCTTAACGTAATTCGTGAATCGGCTGGATCCAGTATAGCACATCCCTGTACCGAGTAGCATATGACAATATCCGCATCAAAGAATCTTTCCCCAAGTGCACCCTGACAAGCGATGCTATTGTGTCCACCTTCTGTAAGATAACGTAAAAATACTGTAGCATCACCCTCATTTGTTGTTGCGAATGTGCCATTACAGTCCAGCAACTGACGAATCAAATCGCCAGCTATAAGACCCACTAGTTTTGGTCATGCAATGTGCTTACAAATCTCTTCAATGTCCGTAATATAACATCCGATAGATGCCCCGCCACCATTCTCCCTGATTTTACGTAATGCTTCACTAAAGTCTCTGCCACCCATACCAATCTCCTTGTTCATACACATTAAACTCTCTAGGAGAGTCATAAAGTGTGGCTCGGAATTGAACCAAGCCCTTTGTACTATTGTACAATGTGCTACCGCTGAACTACCACACTCAAACCAAGTATATCGCTACATGATACTTCTCAATAGTGAACATCATCTTTGTTTTCTTCAATTCCTTTGATCACCATCCTTCTATTACTATATGTGTATTCACAAAAAAAATATGTCAACGCCAGCTTCTGATAATCCTCCCATGCTGGTTCTGGAATATACACACGCTCTACACTGGATACTATCTGCCATGCACACATGTAATCATTATGTGATGAAGTCCACTGTACAAGTTCCTCTAGTTCTAGTGTGTACATGTTGGGTTCATCTGAATCACGTAATACACGCAATCTCATTTCAGTAGTGAGAGGTACTACACATAATACATAACCTGTGCCAATTGCTATTGGTTCACGTAATAGGATACCTGTGTTCTTTTTCATATCACATCCTTGTCAACCAATAACTCTTCTGTTTTTCTTGCCTGTTTAATCAACCCATCTCTCACCTTACAGTACACAGACAACCAATAACTTTTGTGCTGTTTAGTGTGTGCCCATTCAATGGCCTGTAATATGTACCATGCCATTGCATACTTAGTAGCACCAGCTAGATACTTTCGTGGTTCGGGTGTAGCAAGTACCGTATCCAGAATATTCTGCTTTTCCTTCTGTGTAAGGAACTCCCATCCCTGCACCTTACCCAATGTCTCACGCAATGCACGCCGTGAAATAGGTTTCTGCATAGCATGTTCTGTTTTCAGCTTAGCCTGTAGTTTCTTCTCTTCTTTTGTCAACATTACTAGTGTCTCCTTTACGTGTTATTGTGTATCTTCATCATCATCGTTCCATTCATACGCTGGCAATGCTACCAGCCATTCAAGCACATCCTCCGGTACTGGTTCTTTCAACCACCCTGTACCATAGTTGTATGGGACACCATCCAGCATTACTCTGTACAGCCCAGCCTCTTTCAGTGCGTCACAGGCTGTAGCAAAATCTGGCCAATTACTGTCAGCACCATATGAATGTTGCATAAAGTGCTTATACAAGAAATCCATCTGCTCATGTGTACCTGCACGCATATAGTTCATGCGCCAACGTTTCCATATTTCAGCAAGTTTAGCACACCGGCTACTGTTCCACTCTCTACTAAAGTGTTTCACACGCTTTAGCGTATATGCCGTATTCCCTTGTATTTTTAGTGTCTATGCATACAAGTCAAGTTCACCATCCAAATAGTGTATCTGTACATAGACAGGAACCCAACGGCCACCAGATGTTTGCATTGTGCCAACTCTTACTGTGTGTTTAAAGTTTTCAACCATTCTTGCCACTCCTTATTAATCTGTCTTGCATAATACTGTATACTTTTCTTTGCATCCAAAAAGGTAAAATAAAATACACTCATGTTCATATATAAGTGTATTCTGCTCTATCTTTCTCAAAATATGTGACACCCAAAGAGTATTGTACGTTATATACAACGGGTGTCACCGGATAATGTTCATTCAACTGTCACAATATAGCACGCTATATTACATCACATACTATAATAACAATAATAGGAACCGAAGCTGTCTGTGGCAGTAGTACATATAACATACACTATTTCACATGTTTCTGCTGTTAGGCGAACGTGCTACCTGATACGTATGCCTTGTACGATGTGACACAGAACAGCCGGGGTTCAAGGACTTTGACAGGATGGGCACGGGGGTTTACTATAGTATATGCAATATGCCACGTGCCCGCCAAGCCATTCACTTTGACATGTGCCCAATATTGGCACAAGATACAGATACCACTTACTTAGAAAGCGGGTTCGTCAGCTTTCTTCACGGTCGGAACATATCCGTCCCACCCTTCGGGAGGATTCTCACCAACGGCTACCAGAGTGTACACGCCCATCCTCTGGCCTTCGGGAATGGTGAACGTAATCCACGGGCGGTTAGCAGGTTCGGATTTCTTGATCAGCTCCACAATCCTGAACTGCATCTCCGGCCGTCCAATCTGCAATTCAACAAAGATTTCCATTTCATCTTTGGTGTCACCAACATTGGTGAACAGGCCACGCACCACATCTTTGAGAGCAGGCGCCCGCCCTTTCTTGACTCTCTCTTTCTTGGAACGCTTGTTACCAATGATGTACTCAAGGTTAGCAATAACCTCGTCAGGGATTTCAGCATCAGTACATGCCTTTGCAATCTCTTCCTTGTACTCGCGTACGGAATTGCGGATTGCATCCAATGCTTCGGCCCGTTCCTGATTCTTTTTGAGCTGTGCAAGCTCTTTTTCTGTTAGCTGTTTCTCGGTATTAGATTCCATGTTAGTTCTCCTTGTGGTATGGGTTCCTTGGTAACAAAGGTCACGTGACACGTGCCATGTTTTGTTATTCCAAATAATCCATCCGGTCGTTTTCAATAATCAACTTTTCTTTATGCTTCATATTACCATGAATACTGGATAATGTCAACAAATATTTTTCACTATCTGCAATCGCTATTCTCAACGCTTGTTCAGAATATTCAAAACGGAACCGTGGCTGTACTGTAGCTGGCCTAGCCTAGCCAGTGTGTGGTATATGATGCTTTATATATGCTATGTGCCACCTTTATGGCTACCATCTTTACATGTTGTAAATGCTGTCTTATATTCACTACAAAGGGTGTCCTGAAATGCCTTACATGTAATCCTGAAATGCCTTACATGTAATCCTGAAATGCCTTACATGTAATACATGCCATGTGCCAGCTACAGCCTATAAGGCGATACTTCCTGTTGTTTCATCGACTTTCTGTTAATTCATTCTACTGCATATAGTTAACTGTATTTGCTGTTTAGTACCTCTTATTTTCACTAAAGTGGTAGGAGGGCACTTTTTTTTTGTGAACATTGTATTTTTGTATACACCGTGTCACAACTTTTGTCACACTGCTATTCCTTGTGTTATATGGATTTATTTTCTAAATGGTTACGAGTGTGACACTTGTTACACGACTTTTAAGACCTGAAATAATTAATGTGAATACGTTCACATTAACGGTTTTCCAAAAAATGACTTTTTTCATGTAGCACGTGTCACAGTAGTAATCCTTTTTATTTTATCTCCTTTGTCTATATAGACTTACACTGTTACAAATGCTGTTACAACGTGTATACACAAATACAATAGTGGCATTTCTAAAACAGCCGGTTATTACGTCAGTACACACATAGAAATTTTTTAGGAAGTTCTCAGTATACTTTTAAAATGCAACTCCTTTCTACAAATGGGTTTACCTGAAAAATCTAGGGGGGTTTTAGCAATAAATTACTTTTAAAGGTCGGTCTTTTTTACCCTATTTGACCCTTATATTGCCACACACTATGCAGTGTACCACATGTGTAACATAGCACATAACACACACACTACTTGGCACATGGCACTTGTTGTATTCTGTGTGCCACACACTACTTGGCAAATGTTACGTACTCCATGGTACTTAATACATGGTACACATTGTGTATCACACATTACTTAACACATGCTGTATGGCACATGCTATATAACACATGCTATATAACACATGCCAACTATTTCAATACCACAATAGTAGCATCCTTTGACAATCGCAAGTCAATGTCATTGCAATAGGCACCTAGGTTGTACAATGAAATAGTGACCGAGTTTGTTGTATACTTGTCTCTATAGTGCACAATTACACAACCATCATCGATAGCAAGTGTCACTTCTGGATACTCTCGGTTCACAACATCCTTGTTTGGTTGGTTCACCTGCACAATGAGGTTGGTTAGTGTAAAGGTATGCTTATTGTAGGTATACCCTTTAGCCTTTCCCTTATAGTCGGTTCCGTACCGTTTGTACACATTCTCTTTCGCGTACTTCGCATTGTGTAAGAGGGCAAATTTCTGGATAGCGTGGATAGCTTCATTTTGTGTCATTTTGTTATTCCTTTTGTAAAAATGATATTTTGGTCATTTTATCTTGTAGTGTGACTGCAACAGCATCACATGTAACTGTAAGCATGTACACTGTGTCAAGTACTAGTGTACATGATGCATGCCAGTTATACACTGTTACAATATAGTCACTTGTCAGTATTGTTATACGCTTGTATCTGTACATACTGATTCGTGCATCCATGGATGTAGGTTCACCAAAAATAGGTTTTAGCTTGTCAATAAATTCTTGTTTTGTCATGGATATCATCCTTTTTAAGAGTTTAGACTTTCGTCAAGCCAGTTTCCTATTGTTTCAGCGATGTAGTCAAGCGTAGCAGTGCTGTTTGCGACTCTGATTGGATAGGCATGTTGCCTGTAGTGTGTCCATGTAAGTGTGAAATTCTGAGGGCTACGTAATGGTACTGTCACAGTAAACGGAATGTGGTCAATGTAATATCCATTTTGGTTCAACAAATGCCAGGCATTGTTCATAATTAGATTATCATGCTTGATATCGATAGTCCAATTGTAGTCTATTCCACTACCATGCGGTACTCTATCCATATTCGATAGTAATTAGTGCAATTGGTCAATTTTTCTACTTGTTTCTACATTATTCCACATAATTTGATTTCCTTTATGGTGTTTTAGTTTTAGTGATAGTGTGGTACATAGTGATTATACCACAATTTTGATTGACTAGTCTATAGTAACGTTCTTTGTATTCATTCAACAAGTTTCTTCTCTGAGGGCACAGCATAATCACGGTATAGCACTCTCTCACTATCCAAGTCTGGATAGTTGTCTGTAGCACGCAATTTGTATAATGATACTACTGCATGACTAGCACAATCTTTTGCTAACTGTAAAATTATTAAACGTTCAATTTTAAACTGCTGTGCAGAATTTGGGAAGTCTGTTTTAAAGCAATGGCTTATGTACACTCTTGGTGTACCGCCTTTGGTACTGATTATAAATTTAAAGTCTTGCTTGTGTGCTTGTAACAAATCATATGTAACTTGTGCAATGTAAGCATACTTTTTGTGTAACAATTCTTTTGCTGTGTCTAATTGAATTGCGTTGTAATTGTGTTCCATTTTTAACATTTGTTTTGTCCTCTTTCTCTTTAACTATCTTTAGTATACTGTATAGTAGTAGTGATGTCAAGTGGTATTTCACACTTTTTTTCATTTATTTTCATTTATTTTCAGATTCGTGATACAGTAGTATTCTGACAGATAATAAAATTGTGTCAAAATTGAGCACAGAGGTGTGCACCCCTGTCATCACATGCAAATTAAATTTTATTTTTTATATTTTGGCACATACCACAGCATACATACCACAGCATACATACCACAGCATACACATCACACTCTTAACATTAATACTATATTTAACACAAATATCTATACTGCCGATGCATGTCACATCATAAAGTGCACACCTTCCACACCTTCCACACCTTCCACACAATACATCACACCGTCCTTTGTGCCATACCCCCACCAGATACCCCATTCCAGCCCTCCCTGAGACATGTAACCATTCCCTATAGCATCATTGGCGTAAGGGTACACTTTTCCAGACACATAACTATCCAACTAGTCCCCAATAGTCCAACCGTCATTGACGTAGAGCATGGTTTTCCCTGAAAACCTTGTGTGAATGACCTAAAAGTGCTTCGGTTTCCATTATTGCCATACAGGAACCGGTATTTCAGGGTGTTTCCAAGCATACTGTGGTATCCTGACACCTTTACGGAATATGCCATATTGTTGTAATAATCGCTATTTAATGCTTGACAGTTCAGTATAAAGGGTGTATTCTAACCATGAGGTAGTCTATATGAATGCACCTAAACCGGAAATGAGTACAGCAGAGAAGATGGAAGCTATTGTTTCTGCATATTCAGGGACATATGACTATGAACTATCTCTTAAAATGTACAATGTATGTGATGAAGAACGTAAGATTATGGAGGATGATAGGTTCTTTTTGCTGAGGCTGAACAAACTTGAGCAAGCATGTAAGGCCAATATAATCCAGAAACTTATCAACATAAGTGAAACAGCACGCAATGAATCCGTAAAACTTTCAGCGACTGTTGAACTCGGCAAGATACTGTACAGAGAACGCTTCGCGCCAAAAGAAAAGGATGGAAATGGGGAGACAATGGTAAAAGTCGAAGTATATATGCCAGACAATGGGAGAGACCCAAAGTAAACTAGCTTCGGTTCCTATTATTGCTACATATGTCGGAAGGAGACACCGTGATACAGACGTTGCAAGACAGACCAAAACAGGAAGTGCGTATACTTCGTCCTTACAAGGGACAGCAGGAACGGTTCTTGTCTTCATCGGCTGATATAACAATTGGCGGGGGTGCGGCAGGAGGGGGCAAGAGTCACTTGCTACTGATGAACCCATTGCGACATGTGCATCGGCGTGGATTTGAGTGTGCTACGTTCAGAAGACAGAGCACACAGATTACGGCTGGCGGTGGATTGTGGGACATGTCAGTTGATATGTACACCCCGTTCAATGCGCGGTCAAAAGAGACACCAAGACATACATGGACGTTTCCTAGTGGAGCAAAGTTAACATTTGACCATCTGCAATATGAGAAGAGCGTTAAGGCATGGGATGGATCACAGCTTGCACTGATACAGTTTGATGAATTACAGCACTTTACAGAGACACAATTCTTCTATATGCTGTCTAGAAATAGAACGACATGTGGCATACGTCCCTACATGAGTGCGTCATGTAACCCTGACCCTGATAGTTTTCTTGTTAATCTGCTTGCATATTGGATTGATGATGAAGGTTTTCCAATTGCTGAACGGTGTGGAAAACTGAGATACTTTGTAAGACGTGATGGAGAGATACTGTGGTTCAATAATCCAGAGGAAGTGAAAGAATCATACCCTGCTGATTATGAGAAAGGGATATTGCAACCGAAGAGTCTGACATTCATCAAGTTCATGCTAGATGATAATGAGGCATTACGGGATGACCCAGATTATAATGCGTCATTGGATGCTTTGTTTGATTATGAACGTAAGAGATTGAAACTTGGTAACTGGTTTGCAAGACCATCTGCTGGTGAGTTGTTCAAGACAACCTACTGGAAGATGCTGGAACAAGCACCAAAAGCCGATTATTATAAGAGATTGGTACGATATTGGGATAGGGCATCTACTATGCCGAGTGACTCAAATACCGACCCTGACTATACTGTGGGCTGTCTCGTAGGTCTTACAAAAGATGATAGAGTGGTCATACTAGATGTGCGAAGAGGCAGATATGAGCCACATGATGTTGAAGAGCTGATAAAAGCTACTGCACGCCAGGATGGGCCGGAAGTTGAATTGTGGCAGGAGCAAGACCCTGGGTCTGCTGGTAAACTTGAGAAAGAATACTACACAAAGCAACTGATGGGATATAACCTGCACTGGAATAACAAACGTAAGAGCAAGCTGACGTATTGGAGGCCTCTTGCATCACAATTGAAATCTGGCAATGTGTACCTTGTACGTGGTGCATGGAATAGGTCATTCATTGACGAACTTGGTGGATGTACAGATGGGACACAGAATGGACATGATGACCAAGCAGACGCCGCAAGTGGTGGATTTATGACATTCTTCAAACTGCTGTACAATGAAGGTACAGGAGAAGTGATGCAGAATCTGAGGTATGGTGAATGAACAAATTAAAGCATGAAGCAATCTGTAGAGCGTATGAACATGAATATGCAATACTTACAAAACGACTGGATGATACAGCCGAATATTTTGCCATGCTTTTGGATTTTGTTGCAAAGTATCCACACTATCAATTGGAGAAAGAGCACAAGCAGAACTTGTTTTTTGCTTTTACATACCTACCTTGGAGAAAGAATTTACTTGCTGTTGTGCGGCTAAAGATAAGTGCATATAGAAGTGCATTACGACTTGTAAAACAAGATGGAGTTGAAGCATGGCAACATCAGTAGGAAAGAAGACAACAAAACAAAAGATGGCAAGATTTGCTACCTCACTCATGGAACAGTTGTTCGGTGAGGAATTTGTTGTGCGTGAACGAACCACTATTGTGCATGATGGTGACAATCAGTACACTGCTGAGAACTATGCTACACCACCTATTGTAGATGCAAAACTCGTACGTAGTCTGTATCATAATACAGATAATAGATATGCACTTGCCGCACAGCTTGTAAAACCAATTATAGATGCTAATGTATCATTCATTGGTGTACCTATTGTTAGGTCTAAAGACAATGCAGTGCTGGAAGCTGTAAAGACATTTAATAATCAACTGCCATTCAATATTGTACATCGTATTGTTGAAAGGGAAGGCACAGCATATGTGTGGCCACAGATAGATTTGGATGGTACAATAAGATTTGAAGTGATACGCCCTGAAACTATAAAAACCACCTTTATTGACCCCATGACTAAGAAAATAGTGGGATACATAATCAAAGATGAATTTAGTTTCAAAGACACTGCTGACCAAGTACATAATATTACAATTGATGTAACAATTGACGAGAAACGAATAACCAAACAAGTTACATGTGATGTCGCAACTATTAATAAACCTGCTGTCACACATCGAAATGTGTTCGGTTTCCTCCCAATTGTTACATTTTTAAATGATGCAGAACCATGGGAACAGCATGGGCACAGTGAAATTGAGAATATCGAACCTCAATTGAAGTTATACCATGACATAACTGTGGAAGCCAATAGAGCACAGAAACGTGATGGACATCCAAAAATGGTTATCCATACGAATGATGTAAAAGAGTGGGTTGAAAACAACTTTGGTGCTGGATACTATGAACAGTTGAGAAAAGGGCTTGTGAAACTCACACTTGATCAACGGGATCTGTACCTTTGTAGCACTGGTGGTGGTATTGAATCTGACCGTGAGGATGTCAAGTATGCCGAATCTGGGAAAGCTACTGGTGATTATAATAGTGTGATTGAGAAAACATTCACTAATATAATTGAAGGTGGACAGACTCCTGAGATAATGATGGGCGCTAGTATGGGTGCATCCTTATCTTCTGTGAAAGAGCAAAGACCTGCATACATTAAGAAGATTGCCAAGAAACAACAGCAGTATGCGACAAGCTGGCGTAAGTTGATTGTCATGGCACTTATGATAAAAGGGTTTGTTGAATTCAAAGAATACAACACGGATGATTTTACCCTTACATGGCCAACACCTGACTTTGCAACAGAAAAAGAGAAAGCTGATACTTTAAATACGCTGTCAACATCACTTATCAAAATGCGTCAAGCAAACATTATTGGGGACAAAGAAATATATGCCACAATAAAGAAGTTTGACATCCTTGAAGTTGAACAGGATGATACAAAGCATAAGAAAGATATTGATGATACAGCTAAGTTTATTATTGAGCACGAAAAAGACAAGCAAGCGGCACAAGATAATACAATGAATCAGCGTGTTGCTGATGGTGATTACGACAATAAAAAAGATGGAGATACCCCACAGGAGGGAACAAATGCCGAAGAAGAGCAACTTTGAACTTCATCAATCACTATTTTCAAGTAAGGCATTGAGTCCTTCTGTATTTGCTGTAGATACTGTTCCCGTAGGCAATACACAAAAAGTGAAGACTTTGTTTGGTGACATGGAAGCCATTGAATTTGTGAATGAGGTTCTGCTTGGTGAAGAACATCCTACTGACCAGTGGTCAGGGAGTATAGTACTTACAAAAGAATGGGCAGAATCATTTGCACAAGCTGTGAATACAATTCCAGGCTTTTTGTATGCACGTGGCCATGAAGATACAGAAATGTACAAAAGAGCTATTGCAAGTGGCTATATCGTTGGTGCTAAAGTTGATGGAGAACGGTTGTTACTAAGAAACCGTTTGCTTGTAAAAACAAGTCCTGATGGTAAAGAATTTGTTGAACAGACAATGCGTGAAGTTAATGCTGGTGTGCTTGCAACATCTACAGGCGACATGCAGAAACGTAGAATAGAGATTGATGATAACGGCAACTTTAAGCAGTATGCAATTGAATCAGTGAAGAATCAGACAAATGCACTTGTCGAACATGATATGCACGCATCTGATGCACACATAGTTTCATCCAATTTTCGAGTTGCGTATTATGATGAAACAGGAAAATTGATACAAGACACCACGGACGGTGGTGATAAGAAAGGAGAAGGAACAATGACTATTGAACAGCACATTGCTGAAATCCAGACTTCTTTGAAGACGGGCGAATCAAAAACTGATTTAGCTACCGTCCTTAAAGGTGTTGGTATCGAAGTATTGACTGACGAGCACAAAACTCAGATGTTGAAACTTAAAACAGCCGAAGAGAAAGCTGGTGGGGACATTGTAAAGTTTGTTGAAGATACACTGAGTGCACGTAGTGCCGTATTTACACAGACTTGTGAAATGAAATTGGCTACAGCTTTTAAGGATGCTGATGTTCTTGAACTTGCCAAGAGTTTGTTTGCGCTCAAGACTGGTGACAGTGTGGCAATTGATGCGGAAATCACGAGACTCAGTTCGCTGAAGTCTATTCAGAAGATGCAGACTCTTCTGGCGACACAGGTTGGGTACGTCCCCAGCGATGTGGTTCTGGTGACTCCTTCGACGAATAACAAAACCGGCTCGGTGGAGGCGTAAACATGGCTATGACTTCGTATGACAAGAATTATGACTTTCATGAAGAAACCCTGTCTGATGTGTTGCAGTTGGTAACAAACAATACCACACGGACTCTGGTGCACAATGAACTTGTGTATCTTGGTGGTTTCTTTGGTGAAGTTTGTGAGATTGACGGTATCCTCGCAGGTGAAACTGGGTATATCAATATTACCGCTGAACGCACTGTGCGTTGCTCACAAGTTGCTGATGTTGCCCTTATGGCTGGGCATTTCACCATTGGTAACACTCTGTTCTTCATTCCGCAGGTCAATGCAAATGAAGGTTATCTTGTTGACCAGAATGCTGTAGGTGCGCCTGCAATTGCTATTGGTATTGTTACAAGTGCGGCGGCTGATGATTCTTGGGTTGCCTTCCGCCCCTTTGTGCAAAGTACTGACCTTGCACTTGTACGTGATGCAAATGGTGCACTTACCGGTGCTACCACTGCAATTGCTACGCTCAATGCGGCTGTCGGTGTTTCTGGCTCTGTTCTTAAAATGATTAAGGACAATGGTCAGACTGCTACATTCACTCCGACTGGTGATATTGCTTCTACTACTGTTGGTGGAGCTATTGGTGAAGTTGGATTGGATGTTGCTACACTGAAAGCACACACGCCTAATGTGGTTGAACTTGTTGTTGGTGCTGATGCTACTGGGCTTGGTTTGACATTTGCAAATGCTACAACTGGTCTTGCAGTTGGTGATAGAATTATTGACCTGTGGCTGGTGTGCTCTGCATCTAATGGTGCTGGAACTTTGAAACTGTCTCACGGTGCGGCTGGTGCAGATATCTCAGCGGCTCTTGTGTGTGCTACTATCAATGTACTTACTCGTGGTGCTCTTATTGTTGGTGGTGTTATTACTGCTGATGGTTTGACTATTATTGCGAATGGTGCGGCTGACCGTGGCAAAATGTACCTTACTTATATTAAGGCTTAATCAGGAGGAAATAGATGAAGCTGATTACTAGAGAATCGTTGAAATCTGACATGGAGGCTAATTTCCAGTCAGGAAAGAAGGTTTTTGTAGCTCCTGATGAAACTGCACGTGTTGTACCAGTTATATTTGGGAGTGGGCGTAATCTGAAAGACATGGGTCAGGGGGAAGCATTCAGACTTATGAACAGTACACATCCTTTGTCTATGCAGGGCGATATTACCGTGACGGGTAACTATCGTTCTGGCTTCGATGTGCCTATGAACGGCAAAGGGTCTGTCCGTGAAATGGTCACTGCTGGTAAATTTGTTGGGAATACTCTCAATGAAAACTGGCAACAGTTCATTGATGCACTGAGGATTGACCTTACTATCCGTAAGGTTGTGAATCAAACCATCAGGCAGAACATCTACAAAGTTGTTTCACTTCCAAATGCGGATAGAATCATCACTTTGCAGGAAATGTTCCCGTACGCCTTTGAGTTCCTTGAGAACAATGGTGAAGGTCAGTCTGTACCGATGGGCGAAACCATGTCTGGACAGAAGGATTACACCACATTCTTCATCAAGGCTACTGGATTTGTGTACACACTGTTAGCTTCCATGTTTGATAAGACTCTGGATTTCACCAAAGTAACTGATGGTGTGGCTGATGCGTATGCTCTACAGAGAGACGAAGATGCAATTAAGCCGATTCTCGATTATGCCTACGGTGCGGCTGAAACTACCAAGCATACTGGTGCTGACGCTACGGGTGCTAATCCGCAGGAAAAACTGTACATTACTATGCTGACTGCAATAGCTGACCTCGGACTTCGTCCTGACCCGATGTTTGCTGACTTAAAAATTGTACCCGATGGTCTTGTGCTATTGTGTTCCAGTCAGGATGCATACAACATCCAGAGTGTTATTGCTGGACTGCCCAGTGGTAATGCGTCTCGTGTGTATCGTGCTATTACGCAGATTGACAAGATTGTCACATATGACTCGTCTTACACACTGTTCTCTAATCGCACGAAGACTTACACTGGTGTCACTCCTGGGATTGCGTACCTTATCAAACCGAATAGGTATATGATGATTGGTGTGAAACGTGATTTGACGATGGAAATGGATGCCACTCCAAATGTGCTTACGCTTGCACGTACTGAAAAGGCTTGGTACTACAGTGAAACCATCTACAATGCTGGTATTTCCTCTTTTATTCAGAAAATTACACTCCCTGCTTGGTATTAATCTCCTTGTGTTCAATGTCTCCGCTGAGGGAGAGCTTGGTTGGGTTCTCTCTCAGCACCCTTAAAAGGATGGTGTATGACTACTCTTGATAAACTTAAACGATATGTGTATCCTTATTATCAAACAGTAGGTGATGAAGCTACACTGGAAGCATATATTGTTGATTACACAACAGCTGAGTCAGCCGCCTCTGAACTTTGGGGAGAAATGGCACAGTACATACTTATCGGCAATATAAAGAAATTAGATACAGGTGCTGAGGCAACTGAGTTTAACACACCAAAAGAAATTGAAGACTACTGTAAATCACGTTCTGCATATTACTATAACAAGAACAAAAAAATAAATCATGAAGGGTCTTTAATAGCTCTTGTTGAGCATGAAGAAATTGCTGGTGGTGCATTGTGACAGATGATGTAATACTCAAAATGGTGTATCAACTTCGTGTTGTTACATTAGAAAGAATAATGCAAAATCCTCTTTATGTATCAACAACAGCATATCCATTAAAGGATAATGGATTTGGCATACAAGTACCTGACATAACAAAGGCTCCTGTTGTTGCTATGTTTGGCCCTGTGCGTGTCGTTTCTTGCACAACTCCTGTACGAAAACCTGATGGTGACATAAATGGAGTTGGTATACAGAATGAGTTTATAGTATTTGGTACATATAATGATACATGGATAAAAAAGAATCTTATCATTCAATTTAGTGGCAGACGTTATTTAATATTTGAAGCAACACCTACACTAAAGTACGGGTATGCTATAGGAATTGTTGCAAAGGTAACTGATGTTACAACAAGTGTTGAATCAGTTGATGATTGGGCAACACCACACACAGTTATTGGTGGAACTGACTATGCTGTTGGTTTTGAACCAGATGTGTTAGGAGAATAATATGACAGTACATGTTTCAATTGATGGTGCTGTTCTTGATGCAACACAAAAGTATATTGAAATGGATAGACTTACAGCATATCGCATAATGCTACAGATTGGTATGGTGCTGTCTATTACGGATGGACACATAAGTGATGCACCTTTAGCACCACAGGATGATGATTTGTTACCACCACGAGAATGCTAAATGGCATATTATGATGCACTATATTCAGAAGACCCTAATGGAAAATCTAAGTCTTCCACTGTATTTAAACAACTTGGATTACGCATAAAGGATATATACAAGGGGCGTGAGGTTGAAGCATATGCAATAGCAAAGAATATAGTTGCAGATATGCTTGTTGAGTTTATTGACCAGCAACGTGAAGTTGCAAAAGATGAAATGGGGATGTTCTGGCATAATAGGACATTCCTTGCGGCTAATAATTGGTTTGCACAAGCATATCATGCCGGTAGTAACATTGGCTTTTATGCCTTCATTGGTGTTAAGGTTCCATATGGAAGTGCAATTGATAACTGGTCAGGTTCTACACAGTACATGGTAAGTAAGTATGCTAATATTTTCTTGTCAGAGATTGAGATTGTATATGGAGGATTGCTAGATGATTATTCAAGCTCTGGTTGATTACCTTAAAACATACTCTACTATATCCAATGTTGTGCCAGCAGGGGATGACGTGAACACTGGTGGAGGTATTTTACCATATATCCGTGTTATGGAAAAACAAAAATATGGGTCGTCCCGTGGTGATATGGATAATGATGTTACAAGTATTGTAGTACAGGTGTGTTACCCAGCTAACTATCAGAATGACCTTGACAAGTTTGTGTTGTTTGAATTGTTTGGATTGGTAGACAGAAAAATGTTGACCATTACTTATTCTGTCGGCCCTCCACCTATCACTAGTACACTACAAATGTGGTGTACAGGGGATATGAGTGCTGTGCTTCCTTTAAAAAATGGATATATTTGCAGGGAACGTACAGTGATACTTCCTGCACGATGGAGGTAATGGTGAAGAAGTTTATCTATTACGTAGGTGCTAATAAGTTATGTGAATCAAGTGCAAAATGCACTTTTTCTGAGCATTTTCCAAGCATACGTGAAGAGATTGTAGAGAGTGAGACAAAAGCCTCACAGAAAGTGAAGGAAACCGATAGTAAAAAGTCGGTGGATGAAGTCAAGGAGGACAAATAATGTCATACAGTAAAGACAAAAAAACTGGCTTTTCTAATCAGGGCTTTCGTGTACGTAGAATGAACCCCGATGGTTCATATCCAGCAGTTACAAATCATCTTGGATTTGCTGGGACTGTTGATTTAACTGGGGTATTGGCAACAGACACATTAGAATATAGGTGGGATGCAAAAGGTACTTTTACACCAATTATTCTTGACTTGTCTGCCGTAGGAACTTCGCATATTGCAACTGTCACTGAGGTTGTAACAGCTATTAATCTTATTGTTGGATTCTCAGCTGTGTTCCTTGCAAGTGCTGATTCTGTCACAGGACGTTTAAAGATTGCAAATGCTGTTGCAGTTACTGGTAAATTGTATCTGGAACTCAAAGGTACACTTGCAGTAGCTCTTGGCTTTGGACAGTCGGGTGATGCATCTGCACTTGGAACTTCTTTTGTAGAATGCTTTGATGATTCTGGAGCTGTAGGACTTCCTAAAGTAATCAAAGATAAGGAAGAAGTCACTCAAGAATCAAGCACTGGACATGAAGATACTATGATGATTGATGCTGTACAGAAAGGGCTTAGCCCTTCCCTTGCTACTACAGATGAAATCTATGAACTCAAAGCTATGTTGACTGGTGGTATATGGGATGACACTCTGTTTAAGTACACTCCTCCGACAAGTAGACTTGCAGTAGCCCCTCTGTGTGCTCTTGAAGTGTTTGTACCGAAGTATGGAAAGGGTTCCATGCATCGTGGTGATGTGATTGGATACAAGCAGACTATGATTAGTCACATGACTGGACGTGAGAGTGATATCACACATGAAGTCAAAGCATGGGCTAGCTATCAGTATGAGTGTACTGCAACTGAGTATACTGTATCTGATGTTGTGTATCCATGTTATGAAGAGTTTGAACTCAGCATAACAGCCGCACAGGCAATCGGTGTAGGATTGTAAGGTACTATTATACACTACGGGCGGTTGTGGTGACATGACCGCCCTTTATTCTAAGGAGGTGTGTATGGATGTTGTAGATTTTAAAGGTACAGATGGAATGAGTGTTATAAAAGATAACACTGAATTTCTCATAGCACTCCCATGGAATAATGTTATTGGTATATTTAAGATACGCATGTTGAACGCTACTCAGATACGTGCATGTGGTAACTTTACCACGTTGAATTTTGAGGATGACGACTCTGATGATATAAAATCACAAAGTTTGGATGATATAATTGCACTCAAAAGAATGCATGAAAATATTGCAAAGAATTGTATGGTATCACCTACATATGAAGAAGTGTATGCATTCATAGGCAACACAGAGCTTATCAATAGCATGCGTGAGCGTTGTGTATTATTACGGGAAGATATTAAACATATTGAAGATATAAAAGAAGTAGAAGAGTGTAGCAAACAGTTGGATATGATAGAATTGTATATTGAATTTCTACTTCCAGATGATTTTCTTGCGTCACTCACAACTGTAATAGTTCAACGTGATAACACAGATATTCGTAAGTGTACTAAAGAAATGCTGTTTGATGCGGCTGTTCTAGCAGAACGTGGACATAATGACCCTGCTACACATATAACAGGTTTATTCACCGATTTTCAGAAGGATGATTTAAATAAGTATGCATGGATTGAGTTAGCAAAATATCGTGAAATGGAAGCAATGGAGAAAAGTGGAAATAGAGTTTGGATACGTGGTCAAGGTAAGAAGAAAAGGAGATAATCATGCCCGATGCTGGAACGATTCGTAGTAGTGTACGTCTTGAGTTGAAGCAACTACGTGCTGATTTACAGACATTGGATACACTCCTTAAAACAGGTGCTGATTCAGTAAAGACATTCTCTGAAAAAACGTCTGCATACATAACAGAGTTGTCCACACGAAATAATCAAACAATAGCAAAACATTTAAAAGAGCTTACAAAACTTCGTACTGAATACTTAGCACTGTACAAAAAGAAACAGGGTGCGGATCAATCTGATGAATCTTACAAGGCTGAACAAGAGAGCTATAAAGTTATACTAGAAACTCTCGATTCAATGATTGTAAAATCACAACAGTACACAGAAACTAGCAAAAAACTTGCAGACACACGTAAACTTAAACTAAAGGAAGAGCAAAAAGCAGAAGAAGAACTTGCAAAAGCACGTAAAAATAGTCTTCTTGGGCAAATTGCTACGTCTTTAAAGAATACTGCAATGTATACATTGAATCATCGTATGCTAAAAATGGTTACTCAAGGCATTAAGCAGATGATTCAGGTCACAATCGATTATGAACAGTCTCTTGCTAATACTCAGTCTGTAGCTAATGCAACTGAGAAGGATTTGCGTGCACTTGACTCTGCGGCACGTAATGCTGGTGAAACAACTAGATTCACTGCATCAGAAGCCGCAAAAGCATTGTACTATATGGCATCTGCTGGATACTCTGCTACAGAATCAATACAGGCTTTGGATGGTACTCTTGCAATGGCTCAGGCAACTGGTGAAGACCTTGCGCAAACAGCCGAGGTAATTGCTGTAACTCTTGCACAGTTTGGACTTGCCGCACGTGAATCTGATAGAATAGCAAATGTACTAACTGCTGGTATTGTATCGTCACAAGCTACAATGGATAAACTAAAAACATCCTTGCATCAGGTAGGCCCTGTAGCCGCTGTTGCTGGACGTAGCATAGAAGAAGTTGTTGGTATTCTTGATGTAATGTACGATTCGGGTATGCAAGCCAGTCGTGCAGGACGTGCAATGCGTAACGCACTTGCTGAGTTGTCGTCACCTACTACCAAGACAGCAAAGAAACTTGCTGAAATGGGTATTGCATTTGAAGATATTGATGTAACTACAAATTCACTTGTGGATGTTTTTGGAACTCTTGGTGATGCTGGTTTGTCTGTTGGCCAGATAATGAGTTCATTTGGTAAAGTAATCGGCCCTCAGATGGCTGTTGTTATTCGTGCAGGACGCACAGAACTACAATGGTATACTGATGAAGTTACAAATACAAATAAAGCATTTCTTGCCGCACATATCCAGAATGATACGATGCAGGGCGACCAGTATAGATTAAAGTCTGCTTGGGAAGCTCTTTCAATAACAATTATGAATGGTTTCATGCCAGCTTTCCGTTCTGTTGTACAGTTGATGTTCACAGGTATACGTCAGTTCAATATCTGGATTAAGCGCATGTCAGGTGCACATACGGTTGCGGATGATTTAGCAAATACCATGACTGAGCTTACCACACAACAGGACGAGTACACCAGACTCACATCTTTATTGAATGATAAGACAATTGATTTAACAACAAGTGAGAAAAAGTTGTATGAGGCACGTAGAGCTATTCTTGCTCAGGATATGTACAAAACATTAAGTGATATGGCTACAGGTTATACAAAAGTAGCTATTGAACAAGAAAAACTTCTTGATGTTTTTAACTATGTAGCAAAAGAACAGCAAAATCAGGATGATTATATAGCACTTGCACAGGATATCCGTCTAAAAGGCATAGACGAGGCAACAGCGGCTGAAAAGAAAGCATTCTTTGAGCGCTACCAACTTTTGGCACAGAATACAAGTACAATACAGAATGAATATAGTAAGATATATAGAAATGCCGATGCATCCGGTAAGAAATTGTTGTATACACTTGATTTTAACTTAGCTCAAATACCACTTCAAATAACAAAAATTGAGGATGGTGTTGCTTCATTAAGCCGTTTTACAGGTGTTGAAGAGTTCTTTACAGCTATGGCTGACCCATCGTACTATGATGCACTTGGTCCAAGTACCCAACACTATACATCGATTATAAACATTACTGAGGAAGATATACGCCAACTCAAACTTACAATAGGTGAACTTGCTTTGACAGCAAGTACAAGTTCTTCAATAATGGATGAAAGTACCACTGAGACAATAGCACAGGCCGGAAGACTACGTGCTGAACTTGCATTGACTGATAAACATATGGAGTTCATCAGACTAAAGTCACCAAAACTTGCAGATGCTATTGAAGCATCTGCACAAGCGTGGATTGAAAGTTCTAAAGCAGTTTCTGAAATTACAGCAGAAGAATACGAACAGATTATAGCACTGCAAGACCAAATTGCAACAACAAGTGCGGCTGATAAAGCTATACAACAGTTAAATGATAGTATGCTTAGTAATGCACAAGATACTCTTACATCTTCATCTAATGTAGAGACATTAAATTCAGCATTTGCGCTTATGAAGGAAGAGGCTGTTAAAAGTGCTAATGCACTTCGTGAACAGGCTGAGGCGCAATATGAAGAAAATCAAGCACTAATTGATGGTGACGATATTGTTGTTGGACAACACTCACGTGCATTGTTAGAATCATTTGCACTAACTCAACGTGGCATTGAGTTGTCCAAAATCAATTACCATGAGACAATGAAACTTGCAGATATTGAGAGACAACGACTTTCAGCCATTGGTGAAACAACAAGTGCTGAACTTGAATCGCTCCTTAAACGTCAGCAAGCATACAAACTTGTTCAGGGGGTATTTACTGATTATACCCAAAAACTCATAGAAGCATCACAGAAACAACGTGAAGATGCTATTGAAGAATCCTATGCAAACGCAAAAACAACAGCAGATATTCGTAAAAGCTATATGGATAGATTGTATATCATATCTGACTATCGTAAAAATGCACAGGACGAACTCAATACTCAGTATGAAAAAGAACGTGCTACATATGAAACTCAACGTGCTGAACGTGATGCAGATTTAAAAACAACATACGAGGCAGAATTGAGTGGTTTTGATGAATATGAACAAGCACGTATTGCTCTTGCCATGAAAGCTGAGGTTGATAGAGTAGCAGAGGCTGAACGAGTCAGAGATAGTGAGTATGCTGATATAAAGTTGGATGACACAAAGAATCAAGCTGATAAAGATAGAGAGAATACAGATATTCTTGCTCGATATGATGCAGAAGTTAAAGATGCGGCAACAGAGCGTGAGGGTGCTGTTGCAGATATTGAAAAGAAGTTCAGTGACGAGCGTAGTTCTGCTTATACACGCTATCTAGACTTACTTGGTATATCGGAAAAAGAATATACAGATGCTGTGGGTATTTTATATAGTGCGCTTACTGCTGAACAGATACAGCTACTTGAGTACTATAGAAAAGAGGAAAAAGATGCCCTTAAAAAATCTGAGGATGCAGAAGAAAAGCGTGTAGAGACGTTCAAAGAAAATATAAAAGATACGATAAGCGAAATAGAATCTGTATTTAGTGAACTTGATACTTTATTCAGCAATATTGCAGACGGTATGATTGATGATATTGACAGAGTACTTGATGCACAGATTGAAGCACTGGATGCTGAACTTGCGGCTGTACTTGAGGAAAAAGGTATTGCTGATGATACAGAGGAAGAGAGTCTACGCAAGACACTCAGTGATGCCAAAGAAGAGGCTGATGAAGAGGCTGTTATTGAAGCACAGAAAGCACTTGATAAATATCTTATTGAGCAGGAGTATGCTGACAAACAAACAGTATTAGAAGAAGAGGCGACTGCAAAACAGAATGAGATAAAGTATAAATCAGCACTTGCTTCATGGTATCTTGATTCTGCTAGTATTGCATCACAGGGTGTGGTTGCTATCATGAATGCTATTGCCACTGGGGCTAAAATGATTAACCCTGTATTAAGTGCGCTTTATATAGGTGCTACAAGTGCGGCTGTTGCTGTACAGGCTGGGGCACATGCAGTTACATATCCACAAAAAGAAGATTATTATGAGTCTGGTGGTATAGTTCCTGGAACTACCAACGGCACACAGATTATAGCGGGGGAACACAACAAGACTGAGTTGATATCTAATGCTAGCCAGATGGCAAATATTCTGTCTGCAATAGGAAATGGTGGATATGCACATGGTACTACAAACATGACTGTAATCATTCAAACTACAGATAAGCGTGAACAGGCTCGTTATACAATTGAAGATGTGCTTAACAAAGGTGTTATAACCATTAATCCTGAGAAAGCTATAAGGACGGTGTTACGATGAATATACTGTATGTAAATGTGCTTGAGACAGCAACCACGATAGCACCAAGTTCACAAAACTCACATTTCAATGTAGGGAATATGCTTGTCTCTTCCCTCAGGATACCCTACAGGTCTGTCGTCACCAATCCTAATATAGTCATTGACTTCGCAACAGCTAAAACCTTTGACTGTATAGGTTTAGCTGGGCATAATCTAGCTACCCTAAGATGTCGTCTTTTGGATGCTTCCGATGCCGTTTTGCATGACGAGACCTTTACAGATTTGCTTTCTACTGATATACTGTATCTGACTTCAACCAGTGGTGTCTATAAGGTATGGCTGAACATGACAACACTTGCTGATTATGTTGAGATTGGGTACATGAGTATGGGTGAGTTTTATCATATGCCTAGACCGACATTTGAGTACGATGAATCCCTTGAAATCACGAATGAGGTTGAACAAACTAAGTTTGGGCAATCTTATGGTACGGATGGTGTTGTATTACAAACATATTCACCTGATTTCACCAATATAACACGGATACAGCTTGCTGAAATACAGACTATCGTGCGTACTGTACGAAATTATAAACCAATTTTTGTAGATATGACAGAAGATGCACATGACTTTAAACCACCCCTGTATGCTACATTAAATATGACTACTGCATCTATGAGTAGTTATTCACATGGCGTGCAACGATGTGTTGCATCACTTGTTATAAGGGAGACGTTATAATGGCTATCACAAAACTAGTAATGCCAGCAAGCCCAGTGCCAACTGATGCAACAGCAACAGGGGATTGGTTTAAATTGATGGCACATATGACTGCATTGCAGTTGTTTACATTTACTAAGCCATTTATACTCACTGGTGCAAAAGATACTGTTGTTCCTGCAATTCAGCAAGGTACATATATACAACACGCTGGTTCTGTATATATTGTTGATACTGCTGATGAAGTTATTGAAGGAACACCTGCTGATGGTACTGTGTACATTCGTGTTGAAGTCGATGGTGACTATCTTGTAGCAACTTTTGTTACTGATGTGTCTGCATATGTATGGAATGCTGTGTATGGATACATGGAAGATGTTGCGAATGGCTATCACTTGTTGCCTTATGCCCTTGTTAAATCAGGTACATCGTATACAAAGTATCGTTGGGATGTGATGAACAATAAGATTGAAGGTGCACTTGGTGTTGTAGGTAGTCTTACAGTTGGTGGGGCAGTTACAGTTACCGGTGCTCTTACCTGTGCAACTGTTGATACTGGTAATGGAGCTACTGAGATATATGACATGAATCAGGATTTGAAAACCACGGATAGTCCTGAGTTTAAAAGTCTGTATATAACAGGACTTTTTGTATTTGTTGGGCCCACATCAACAATATTATCAAGTTTTGCCGCACCCAGTGATGCAGGTGGTATTACATTTGATGGAATGAATTTAATAAATTGTGATGCAGGTACAGACCGTATATATATTCATTCGGGTGTATCTGGTACTATACTCTCAAGTTTTGCTGCACCTGCTACACAACCTTTAGTGCTTGCTTTTGATGGTACACACTTGATAAGTGTTGATGGTATAACAGATTTAGTGTATATTCATGATGGCATATCATCTATTATACTCTCAAGTTTCGCTGTACCTGGCACATATACAACTGGACTAACATTTGATGGTATAAACCTAATTAGTTGTGATAGCAATAAAAGGTTGATTTATATTCATGATGGTGTATCATCTACAATACTATCAAGTTTTGCATCACCTAGTACGTCACCTACTGGACTAGCGTTTGATGGAGTAAATTTAATAAGTTGTGATAGTGGGACTGACAAGATTTATATTCATGACGGTGTGTCAGCTACTATACTCTCAAGTTTTACTGTGCCTGCATCAGCTCCGGTAGGTCTTACATATAGTACTACAGATTTAATAAGTAGAGATTCAGGTACACACTTATACTATATACACAAAACGTCGCTAGTCACAGCATATGAATGAGATATTATAACTTTATAAGGATGTCTAATGTTACTATTTGAGTATGGCAAACGACAATTTGTTGAACCCACAGCCCTTGTAAATGATGCACCTGATATCTGGCGTTGGACAAATCCAGACTTAACGGAAGCGTCATGGCTTTTTGATGTCTTTGGAATCACAGGTGATGTTGACTCTTCTAACACATACTTTTATAGTGGCGCAACTTTTGATAATATAATTATGAGTACTGTGCAGTCTTATGTTGATTTACTTGCAACTGAATTTAGCTTTTGGTGGGATAATACAAACCAGATTGCATACTTTCATGTCTGGAATGGCATAAATCCACATAGCTATGATGATTTGTACCTTACACTTATGTTTGGTGCTACTGACGGTGCTACGCAGTTTCTGAACAATACCTTATATCCAACTATACTCAAGAACAAACCAACCATAACAAGGTCAGTTGAGCCTGTCACATATAGTAAACTTGCAACGCAGAGTATCACAATTGAATTGCAGAATGACCCAATATGCATTGTGAATGATGCTGGTGTTCCTACATTCATAAATCGTTTTGATGACTTATCAGATATTGTTGGACAAGTTACATGGTTTAAATATGGTGCTGATGGTTCAGCATATGCTGATTTGCTTACGCTACATAAAGGTGTAATTGTTGATTATGAACTATTACCAACATCTGTCTCATTTATAATTGATGATTTTCGTTCCAAAATCGATACAGAATGGCCAACAGGCACATATGAAGACCTTGGATATACAGATTCGAAAGTTGGTGAAGATAACGCTACGAAAGTTGTTCCAGATGGTTATGGATATAATCGTCAAATGCCAGCATTATGTGTAACACAGGATGTGGATATTCTTACATGTGATGAAGATACAGACGAGATACTTAATCTCCCTTTTAGTCTTGTTCCATATGATATGACAACATGGTCAGTGGATGGTTCTGAGATTACTAAACAAAATACTACACGTGCTAAATTTACACAGTATAGACTTGGTAAGACCGGCACGACAGCTAATGCGAATGTAACACATACAGTTGTTGCAACGAGTAGTATTCATAGGTTCTCAGGATATATTCAGTATGCATCACAAACAGGAGTTACACGTCTAGAGTTGTATGATGCTACCGGAAGTATTGCACGTCTTGATATTGATTTTGCATTGTTAACTTATGTTACGGTTGGACTGAGCAATATACGCGTTAAGTTCATTCAGGAGGACGACGAAAATACAATTGCATACTTTAGTTTTGAATATGCATCATTTGTGATTGGTACTACATATATATTTGCTATTTGGATTGATGTACCTGCTTCTACAGATTCAGCATGTTATTGTGCCGGACTTAAAGTAACACTTCCTGAGTATGTACTTTTTAAAATTGCAAGTATGCTTACAGAAATACATAAAGTGTATTATATACAGGATGATGAACCTATTGAGATTCTATCTATCCCATATATTGATTTAGCTAATGGCATAATCGGATTGTACGAATGTGATGCTCATACAGATGGTCTTATGGATGGTGATATTGCTGAAATATGTGTGGATGGTATATTGCGAACACCTACAGAAGATCGTGGTATAGTATTTGATGGTATTGATGATTATGCAATTATTCCATATGCTTCCATCCTGCATCCTACAGATGAACTTAGCATATCTGTATTTGCTTATATGGAGCATTGGACTGTGGTATCGGATACAGTTGATTTGGTAAACACCCAGCAGTCAGGTGGTTATGGTGTATTCATGGGCATAGCTGGTCTTGTATTCGCAGTGTGGCTTAATGGAGCATGGTTTGAAATAACTGCAACATCCCCATTAGCTGAGGGCTGGCATCATTTTGTATGCACATATGATGGACGCTATACAAAGATATATGTGGATAATGTATTGAGTGTAACAGGGGATGCTGGTGCTGATTATCCAATTGTATATTCTACCTTAGTTCCTATACTACTTGCTAATGACCCTGATGCAAGTGGTAATCCATCCAACGTAAATTATTTTGATGGTATGTTGCATAGACTTACTATATACAGTAGTGCACTCACATTGACAGATATTGCTGAGTTATTCTTGGAACGTACTGTTGAGACTGGCTTGCTCGGCACATGGTGTGTAAAGGAAGATGATGTAACACTTGTGGGAGCGTTGAATACCGATGTCACAAGTAAACTTGTCAATCCGTTTGATATCATAAAAGACCTTAACTATACTGTGCTTGGTATACCATACATTGATAGTCTATACAATATTGCTGTATGTGAAGCAGAAAAACAGATATTGGCTCCTATAGGTCTATACAAAGACTCTACTGAGGCACTGTCTACAGTGATTGAAGAGATTCAGGGTGGTAGTATCATAGGATTCCGTTATGATGATGTGGATAAAATATATATACGTGTAGATAATCCAAATAGAGCAGTAAGTTATTGGATACAGAATGGTGAGATTGTAAATCTGGATACATTAAAAATACAAGGAAACCTGACATTGTATTCAGATGTTGTGACTGTTCAGTACAATAGTAATAAACGTACAAATGATACTATAGACTATACAAACGATGAATATAAAAGGACTGTGTTACGTAGATATCGATATAGCAATCCAAAAACATTCTCTTCACTATTACAAACGGAATTGGAGGCGTATAACAAATCACGTATACTGTTAGAAGATTTATCTGTTGCACGTCCAATATATCTTGTTAAGATTCATGGCTTATTGATTCTTACCGTTCTTGATTTATATTTTATAGTAAAAGCTCATATGGAGTTGAGTGAAACCCGTGAGTATGCTGGATATCAACGTGTTCAAATCACTGGTATTGAAGTTGATACAGACTATGAAATGGTTACATTCACACTTAGACAGCGTGATTATTCAAATGTTGTAGCTGACATCATAGGTTCACCAGTTGAACTTATTGGAGACAGTACAATTCCAGAGGCTATTGGTGATGATACTGTGCCAGATATTCTTGGCACTAGGGAGGTTTAAATGCCACAAGTACTTACAACTGATATGCTTAAACGCATATCTGCATTAACTGAACGTTTAGAACTGCTTGGGGTTGAAGATATAATTATTGACGATCCTGATATTGGATTGTTAAAAGTATCCATTACCAACCTCAAAAAAACATTAGTTCCATACTCTGGCGCTATCGGGGATGTCACTCTTGGTGTGCACAATTTTACAGCGGCCTTGCTATATGCTGGTGGTGTGAATCTTAATACGACTACACCAGCTACCGGTACAACTGTTGGACAGATGCGATGGAATGTAGATGAATTTGTTGCAGAGGTTGTTCTACCAAATGGTGTTGTATTACAAGTGGGTGAAGAACTATTAGTTACATGTAAAAAGAAAACAGGTATTGCTACAATACCCAACGGTACTGTTATACGCTTTTCAAATACACTGGGTGTGTCAGGTAAACTTGTTATTGCACCTGCTGTAGGAGGTACTGCATATTTAAATCCACTAACTCCTGAGTATAAACCACGCTATGTGCTTGGTGTTACAACAGAAGAAATTATAGATGAAGGAAAGGTCTGTACATTTGGCAAAGTCCGTGGACTGGATACTACAGGTACACCCTATGGAGAAGTGTGGGCACAGAACGATATATTGTGGCTAAGTCCTACTATTGTGGGTGGCTTCACCAATGTAAAACCAAGTGCACCAAATCTTCGCATCCCACTTGGGTTTGTTGTGTCCGTCCATGCAGTAATGGGGACAATACTTGTGCGTCCATATGTAGGCAATGAACTTGAGGATTTGCACAATGTTGCAAGCAATGGTGACAGAGTTGATGGGGCTATGCTTGAGTTCTATGATGCTGGTGACTATTGGAGACCTAGCAATCGTATCAATATTCTCGAAGGTACTGTTGATACTGCTGGTTCTGTACTTAAATCTATAAAAGACAATGCAAAAGATGCAGATATTCTAGACACACCAGAACAGTTTATTGCAACCACCATTGAAGGTGCGCTGGCTGAGTTAGCTAGTGCAGTTGCGCTCAAGGAACCCGCCGCTAACAAGACCACTGTCTGGTCTGAGACACCAAGCGATGTGAGGTTTCCGTCTGAAAAGCTGGTGGATACGAGGTTTGCTTCTATCGAATCTGTCATCGGCCATATTTTCGCCACAGACTACCGGGTGTCCGACGGGGTCTGCACACGTGCGCTTGATAGCATAGGCAAGACATTCGCCGTCCATGCCGGTGCGTATGACTCAAGTCTGGTGAATGATTTTGACAATTATGCTCCATGGAAAGACATAAAGCAGATCAAGACAGATGCGAACGGGACATTGCTTGCCATATTTGGGGATGGGGTGTATGACACGCTGACTACTGCTGAAATGTATACAAGATACTCAGAATACTGGCTTAGCATAAAACCCATCACCATCAATAGTGTGGCATATGTGCGGTGGGCGGTGTCCGATGTGCCACGTACTGGTTTTTTCAAAGCGCCAATGTTTGACAATGGCGATGGCACATATAATAAGTATGTCTATCTCGGCCGCGGTCAAGCCAGCGAGGAAGGCGGGGCCTTGGTCACAAAACCACACCTGGCACACAGCCGATCAAGAACGCCGCCTACCTACCTGTCCATGGCCGCCGCCAAGGGGGATGGTGGCTGGGGCCTGTACGATTATGCAACGATGATGTCCATCTACGCACTCATGGTCGTGGAGGCTGGAAAGATGGATGTCAAGTCAGCCTACGGCCAAGGCATCCAGTCCGGTATGCCCTACAGCTCTTCGATCGTCTGCACTCTTGCCCAGACGGGTGCGAACTCCATCATCATCGCCACGGCTCAGACAACGAATTTCTCCGTTGGCATGATGGCCCAGATCGGCACGGCGTACACAAGCCAGGACATCTCTGCCAACCGGAACATAACCCTCATCGAGGATCTTGGGGACGGCAACACACGCATCACCGTCGATGGAGTGGCCTTCAACACGGCCTTGGGCAACACCATCGCCTGCTGGGACCAGCCGGTTCCTCTTGCGCAGATCGACGCCCTTCATGGTGGTTCCGGGTATATCACACAGTTCAATTCCGTCTACCGCTCCCACGTCTGCTACCGCGGCGCGTGGGACCTGTGGGGGAACATGTGGCAGTTCGTGGCCGGATTCTACCGGAAGGACATGGCGGTGTATGTCTGCTACGATCCGAGCAAGTACACCGTCACCGATCCGACGCTGGATGCGGCCTGGCTATACCTTGGCACGCCGAATCTGGCAAACGGTTACCAGAAAACATGGACGTTTATGGATACGCCCTATGGCATGGCGGGCTACCCAAGCGCGACAGGAGGAGGAGCTGGCTCGGGTACGTTCTACGCGGCATATCTGTGCTATTTCAATTCGGATTACATGGGCGTGAGGGTCCTGCTCTCCGGTGGCAGTTGGAGCGACGGCGGCTATGTGTCTCCGTTGTACTGGAATGGCTACTTTACGCTGTCGAGCTCGTACATCTACGTGGGGGCCCGTCTCATCCGCCGCGTAGCGGCATAGGAGGTATCATGATAGACAAAAAAGGTGACAACCAGAAATTTATGCATTTTGAAAGCGGGTTGCTTAGGATTTGGGACAATCTTACTGCTGTGGAGACCGAGGATGGTATACAGTATGAGGGCGAATTATATGAGACATATGCTTCTGAGGGCTGTGATGTGGAAGCAATCCTAGCACAACTCAAGGCAACCGAACTAGCAAATGAAGCTCGGTGTGTCAGGGAAAAGCGCAGTACGCTGATAGCCAATGTCACATGGCGGTATGAGCGATATGCAAGGGAAATGCGACTGGGACTGGCCACAACTGATGATATCGGAAAGTTGGATGCATATATCCAATTACTTTGTGATATCCCTGATCAAGCTGGTTTCCCTCATGACGTGGTGTGGCCGGTTTTATAGGAGTTTTCATGACGATAGACGAGCGTATCACAAGAATTGAGCTGGAAAGTGAAGAGTATAAGGCGTTGCTTGAAAAGCGTATGCCAATGTTACTCGAACAAGAACGAATGGTCGCTGTGATAAACGGTTAGGAAATAAAAATGATGCAGTATGATAAGTGGTTACACAGTGTGGTGAGTTTCATGCTCACTGTGATGTTGATTGCAGTCACTCAGTTCTTTTTTCCGTGGTGGGTGGCAGTATCATGTGTGCTTGTGGTAGGATTATACAAGGAACTGCACGACATACAGACCACAGGATTTGATTGGAAGGATATTGTGGCAGACTGTGTAGGAATCTCATTAGCCATGTGCCTATGGGCACTGGCAATATAATTGTGTAGCAAAGTGTATAAAGGAGTATCAACATGGATGTGGATAAAGTACTAAGTACAACTGTGATTGTGACTGATTCAAATTTATGTCAAATAGTGCAAAAGCATGATGAAAACATAAAGAGTAATCAGCGCAGGTTAGACGACACAGCCAAAAGACTTGATGAAGTTGAGGAATCACTTTGTTTAAAAACAGATGCTGTAGGTAGTAAGATTGATAGACTGAATACAAAATTCTGGCTGTTACTTGTTGTGCTATCTGCATATGTTGGTAAAAGTTTGTTGGGGACGTTCATGTCATTAGGAGGAATGTAAATGGATAATACAGTAACAGTAACAAAGACTAAAGTAAAGAACACTGCAAAGAATATGACCAATATAATGATTTGTGTAGCATTTATCGTTGGTGTTATTGGTTCATTCATGAAAACTATTTTTGATATGGACGCTTACGTAAAGTTCTTAGGAGCTTTTGCACCGTTTGTAATAGCACTAATTGTGTCAATCGGTGGCAATTCAGCATTGTCAAAATATAAAGGAACTACAAATGAAAGCACTACTACTTAAATGGATAGCAAGTCTTTGGGGATGGGCAACAAAAAATCCAGTTATATCTATATTACTTGTTGTAATAGCTGGATTGTTAGCTTGCTTTGGATTTAAAACACTGCAAACAGCTCTGTTAAAGAAAAAGAACACAAACCTAAAAGAAACAGTAGCTACACAAGAACAACAGATTGACGTACATGAAGTTCAGGAACATACAGTAGCTAGTGCACTTGAAGGTATTGCAGGTATAGAGGAAGCACAAAAGGAGGAAGAGCATGACATTCAAACTGCTGAAACACACCAGCATGTTGTTGATATTCATAATAGCATTGTTGATGAATTTAATAAGCTGTGACACAACAAAAGTGGTAACTAAAATCACAGTTCCTGAATATATGGCTATACCTGACAAACCAGTACTTGAAAAAACTACAGAGTTAATGACAACTGATGAAGAGTATGCTGTAGCTGTTACAAATCTATCACGGCTTGTTGCATATATTGCGATACTACGTGACAATTATATCCCATACATGAAGTTCTACTATATGAGTGTTATACAGATAATAACACAATAAATAAAGACCTCCTTAAAAGGAGGTCTTTTTAATTCACTATTTTGTTACAATATACAGCATGAAATCATTTAGGTATACTTTAGATACAAAGTACAATGCATCTTTGTTCTGTCTATGTAATGCTGGATGATACTCATCCAAGCGTGCACTGTGCATTTCCTCTCTTGTGTATGCTTCTTTTATTGCAGTGTTGCGTGCAAAAAAGAATCCATACTCTGTAACAATACCTAACAATGATGTACCACCATATTTATGATAGTCCCGTAGCCATGCATACTGCCCTGGTCTGAAAGGTATGTGTACACATCCATTTATAGATTCTGTAAGTGTGCGTTGTTTCGCTTCCAAGAAAGCACTTCCTTGTTGATTTGTAAGTGTCATATCTGGTGTGCCAAGATTAAGTGTATTCTCAATGCGCCAGAACTTTGTGCTTGGAGCTTTTTCTTTCAGCGTGTGATACAATAATGATTCATGCATTAGGAACCTCCCTTACTTTATATGTGCGTGGTTGGACAGCTAAAAATCGAATATCCTCAATACTAAGTTCTTTACCTTTTTTGTTCAATGGAAGTCTTAGTTGAATCTCTGTATAGATATCTGCTTTACTTGCTAACCAGAATGGCAATACACCGTACACATGCTTACCTGACAAATCTGATGGTCTTGCAAATGCTATACAGGGTGTGCCATACCCAACAATATTCTTTTCAATAAGATAATCATATAATGCTTTATGGCGTGTCACAACTAATTTATTACTCACTATGTACATCCTATTTCTTCTTGGCATCTTTTATTGCCTTTACTTGTGCTACTAGTGTTTCAACCTGTGAAACAACATTTGTATCAGTCAAGTTATCTAACCAATCCTGCTCACTAATCCCTGTATCATCAAATCCAAAATCACTTATGTGTGCCCAATCTTTTCCAAGCTCAAGTTCAGCTTTTACTGGAACTTTCAATTTATATGTGTGCTCCATAAGATTTTTTGATGTAAATAAAGCACGTACGGCTTTTGCAGTCTTTGGTACACTATAGTTGAGTTCATCATGAACTGTCAAGTGCCATGTTATATAGTTCAGCACATCCGAACCATATATGTCAACCATGGCTTTCTTCATTATGTCAGCCGCACTACCCTGCAATAACCGGTTAAGCATGATATAGGACTTTTTAGTATCAACCAATCTAGAGCGTCTACCTGCTAGTGTTATTATATAACCCCTGCCCTTTGCTAGTGTAGCCACAGTATTCATTGTTGTTTTTATGTATGGCGCATTACCATGATATATCTCCATAATCTCCTTTGCATAGTCCATGCCCCAGTTAAAAAACTCAGACATGTGTTGTATACCCATTCCATACATACACCCAAAGTTCAGTTTCTTTGCAAAGCTACGTGTCAATCCTGTAAGTTCTACAATATACTGATGATAGTCCGTATGAGGGTCTTCATTATACCTTTGTACAAGTTCTTTAGCACCTTCACCTGAGGCAAAGTGTGCTAGACAACGATATTCAATCTGTGAATAATCTAGTTTTGCCCACCAACAATCCTGTAATGGTATAAAAGGCTCACGACACATTGTACCCCAATATTTATCACGACTCTTTGATGGTATCTGCTGTAGATTCGGATTGCTCATGGAAAAACGTCCAGAACGTGTGCCATAATCATCTGTCCTTGTCGTATTGATTGATGGATGTATACGTCCATCAGGGCATAAGTTCTCTTTTAAAGAACCCTGCAAGAATGAACCAACCATCTTGTCAGCCTTACGCACAAACAATATGTCAGCTACAAGCCCTTTTGCATCATCTTCATCACCATCTTCATGTTGTTTCTCTAACCCTTCCAAGTATTCCTTTCCAATTGTTGGATTGCATGTCTGTATGGATATCATAGTCTCACCAAGAACACTGTGTATCTTGTTCATAGTAGTATCACCACAGCTTGCAGGACTTGACATATATGTCTTAATCAATTTTGCTGTATCTGCATTCACTACCTTCTCAGCATCACCCTTTCGTACATCAGTATAACATACTTTATAGTTGTAAGGTATACCTTCTTTATCAAACAATTCTGCAAGTTGTTTTGTGCTATTAAAATTTACGTTCCCAAATGAATTTCTTAGTTTCTGTGCTCTTGTCTCCTTTTCACATGTAGCAAGAAATGCATTCACATCACGTACTTTTGTGTCAATTATTGCACCTTGTTTTCGCATATCAAGTGTTGATGGTAACAAATCTGTCTCTAGTGCAAATACTTCCATAAGGTTTTCATTAGAAAGAATTGTCCACTGTTTACGGAATATGGCAACTGGTTCAAGTACATCAGCTATTGCATATTTGCGTACCAATTCATAAGGCATTTTGTATAGCCAACGTCTCTCGTCACCTTTCAGATTATTGTCTTCATAGAACTTGCTAATTTCATCTTTGAATTTACCAATACCAAGATATTTGTTAGCAAGGAAATCAAGATTGTATTGTCCTTGATTTTCATCAATCAGTGCTTCTGCTACTTGTATATCATACCATTTTCCATTAACTGTAATCACAACACCTTCACCACGGAACCCAAACTTTGCAGTATCACCTGTCCAATTTTGTAGCCAGTCACAATCATATTTTATATTTGTACCTAATTTTGGACAAGGTAGTGCAAGAACTTTATGTAGGTACTCCACATTATCCGCACGTTCTTGACGGTCAACGTCATAGTGTCCCAAATTCAAATACTCTGACCAGCCTGTATCATCCGCAAGAGATACACCTAGTATGTACCCATCATTACGATACACACCTGGCCCTAGGTCTACTGCAATCCCTGGGTCATATGTTTCAATATCAACACAGATAACTTTGGCATTACTTAAATCTTTTAGTATCACACAGTACCTCCTTCACGCTCACGTTTTGCATGTTCATAACATTGCTTACAACAATACTTTTTGTACTGGTGTGCAGACCAAAAACTTCTATTGCACACAGGACATACACGCTTGGTTTTTCTTGAACGTTTTAATGATTGCACTCTAGAATTATTTGCAATAGTACACTCATTACAACAGAATATTTTGTCTTTACGTGTTGTATCAAATTCCTTCATGCAATTTGGGCATACTTTGTGCATTATCTCTTGCTTTGCTTTTCTAAACTCACGTTCAGCTTGATTGCGACACTCCTTGCTACAATAACCATCGCCTTTGCTATACTGATGGAACATTTTACCACACTGTTTGCAAGGAACACTAACCATTCGTTTTGCAGTTATGTCTCTCATTTCATTGCTCCTTCAAGAAAGCCTTTGTTGTAAACTCTAAGCCAAGTTCCAACTGTTTCTGGTTTGCTTCATCTTGTTCAAAAAGTGTTATTACAGCTTTTACCCGTTCTAGTGAAGACCCAAGTAAATCCCTAGTCTTTCGAAGTTGTTCCAGTGCATCCTTTGTGTTCATCTTCGTTCTCCTCGTGTAGTCTTATGAAAGTTCGTGTGAGTTTGTTGTACATTTCTTCTGGTATATTCCACTTATTTATCTGGAATATGCCTATGATTTGTTCAAGCATTATTTCAACATCAGCAATTTCTTCTGTAATATGATGTATGTCTGGTGTGCCCAGTACTGCACGACATAACTCATGTTGCAGTTCTCCTAGCTCCTCAATAGCTTTTATTATTTGTTTATCTTTTCCATTGTGCTCTAAAAGGTCTTTATAGAGTGCCTGTCTATCATCAAAGTCCATTCTTTGTCTCCTTTTCATACATATTCAGTAAAAATTCATTAAAGTCTATATAGGTATCAAAACCATACTGTGACTTACTAAATACAATATGTAAACGTTTCTTTGCCCGTGTACATGCAACATACAAACACCGTAGTTCTGAATCTTTGTGCTTTAAATAATTAAGATTAACTCTGTTTGTAAAATCCAACAACAGTACAACATTGTCAGCCTCACCACCTTTTACACCATGTATTGTATTTACTGTAATCTTTGTACTACTTAAATCAGTTTTGTTCTGTATCAAATCTCGATAATACATTTCTTCATCTTCTACAAGACTGATAGCAGTATACCAAGGTTCTTCGAACTTGTGTTTCATATCTTTCTTCATTACTTGGTCAACAATAAGTGCCTCTACATCATTTGCAAACGTCCCTGTCTTGCGTCTTCTCTCATATGCTGTTATAGCACGTATCATCCGAGTGTCAACAGATAGTTCTGATTTGTCTACATACACATAAGCCTTTTTTCTTAACATTTGTCTACATTGTGTCAAGTGATAATTGTTACGTGCCAAAAAGTAATATGTCTCTCCATCTACGATAGGTACTTCACTTATATCGTTATAAGTCCACACGTCTCCACCTATAATGTTTGGTGCAAACTTCTTGTCAACTCTTGCACTAATAAGGTCTGTTATGTTCTTTGAGAAATTAAGAATCTTAGAAGGCATTCTGTAGCTTTTATCAAGTATCACACGGTCGCCTGCAAGCTGTAAAAAGTGTGTAACATCTGCACCATTCCACTCATAGATTGCTTGATCATCGTCTCCTGCAATATATACATGTTTACAATCTTTAAATGCAAGTTGGCACATCTTCCATTGTAGTGTTGTCAAATCCTGTGCTTCATCAATAATTGCTACTTTAACAGGAAGTGCTGTATTTCTATCATTGAAGAATGTAAGCATATCAGTATAGTCAATAAGCCCCTTTTTCTTTTTATATAAATCATAGCCACGTGCCACACGCTCATAAGTGTATAAGTTTAGTGTGTCTACAATATCCTCAGCCGCACGTGGATTATTCTTTTTAAGAAAATAGTAGAACAAGTATAAATCATCGTTGCTATTGAAATCTTCGGTATAATATCCTGTAAAACGCATATCCATGGCTTCCGAGAACTCTTTGTAATTTTTACGTTGCATAACATCTATCTTTGATAGTTCTGAATTTGTGAATGCTAATGAATGTAGTGTGCGGAAGTATGGTAAATCTTCATCAGTGTATCCAAATCTATCAATGACTCTTTGCTTTCCTTCATATGCACCACTTCTTGTAAACGATACAAATGCAATCTCATAAGGTTTATAATCTTTGAGTAGTTTTTCTAACAAGTTTAACAAGTAGTAGGTCTTTCCACACCCAGGTGCTCCAAATATAATAGTCTGCTTCACACTCATTCTGTACCTCAATAGTTTGGTTTTTCTGTCTCAAAATCAGGTATTGCTAGTTCTTCATTTGTAAATTCATGTTGTTTACCAACTGTATCACTAACATCTTCAATCTTCTCACCTACAGTTTCAACAGCACCTGCTGTAAACTCACTACGTACTTTTGTAGCTAGTATAGCTTCGGTCATTTTAAGTACACGTACTTGTGTCCCTTTCTCTGTGCGTACTACAGTTTTTTCACATCCTATGTCATTCAACCACTGGCCTATTTCTTTCATAGGCATTTTGTTGAATCCTTTAGATATGTATAGAAAGTCTATCAAGTCCCCCATCCGAAAAAAATAGCATTGTTTTCCAGAATCATAATATACACGTTTACTTAGTAACTGCTCCTTTGTTTTTGCGAAAGAACGTTTTGTAAGAAAATCATCGGTCATTGTATTTAATATGCTCTGTGCTGATGTCTCATAATCCTCACTTAATGCCTGTATCTCAATCTCTTTTAAGCTCTGAGATACAATTTTAAACCATGCTGTTTGTTTAACTTTTGGTGGTAGCTCATGTAATTCCCTAAAGCAGAGACGTATAAATGTATCTTGTTTTATAATATCATCTTCTGTCTGGAATCGTAACACCTTCCATGCATCCTGTCCCTGTACCCGTACAGCCCACTCATAGTAAGGTTCTCTGCAACGAATCTGTACAAGTTTTCCTGTTTCAATTGTTGAAAAGTATCCCATGTCCTTACCAACACCAAACTCACGTATTTTGCATTCTTGTTTATTACAGAACTCAGAACATGGAGATTGTGTGCATCTATACCCGTAATCTTTTTTTCGTAAAGAATTAAGAATTGTCTGCTCCAATTCATTTTTTGACAAGGGTTTGCTCATACTAGAGTTCAAATCATATAACTCAGCTTCAAACTGTTGTTCATCTTTGCTCTTTAGATATGTGCCAAAAGAGAATAGATAATTGTTTCGTCCACCGTGCTCTGTTACAGCATCTAACATAAACATTGATTGCAGACAAGGTGGTGCATCAGAGTATGGAAGTGAGCTAAAGAAAGTCTGCATTCCATCACGTTCTACTACATGAGGGCTTAAAGCAATTTCTTGTATACGAATCATTGCTTCTTCAAATTCCATGTGTTTATTTTTATAGATTGCATATTGTTTCGTATCACTTACATTATAATATGGCATGTTTATCCAACTACCTGTACTATCACCTGTGACACGGAACTGTTTTGGAAATATTTCAACAGCAGTATTACGCAATTTTCGCACATACATATCTAGTGTAAGTACACTTGCTAATTTTCTTGTAAACTCTACTGCCCCACGTGAATCTACAAAATCTTTGAAGAATGTATATATATGCAGTCCACCAGATTTAGAACGGAATGGAAGCATAGGTAGATTGTTACGCTCAATACCCTGTATAAATATATCTAGATTTTTATCATACACATCAACATCAATAACAGTAAAACGACAAGTACCTTGTGATGTGACAGGGATTACACCTAATCCCTGCACACCATCAAGGTGTTGACTATACAAATCTAATGTGACAATACCATTAGTGTCTGTTGGTTTTACTGTTCTGTTATGGCCTTCTTCCTTCTGCCCATCTTCTGTAAACTTATAGGTATGAATACCATAACCATTGGCCGAACCGCTGAAGTATCTCTGAAATTCTATTACTGCAAGGCTCGACACATCATCAGTACCCATAGTCTACCTCTTATTTGTATACTTGTTGTTACCATACTTGTTGTACACTGTGTAATACAACTTTTCAAGTTCCTTGTCTGATTCTATGAAACGTATAAACTCTTTTATGTGCTCAACAATTTCTTCTTCGATAAGACTATAATCATCTACAAAGTAATCAATCATGTATACATCTTTTACAATAGATAAACTTCCTTGTTGCCATTCAGATACACAGTATGTAAATCTCGGTATATCAGTAGAATATGTATTAAATCGATGTTGCCATTTCTCTAGATAGCTTGTTGCACCACGATAGTTTCCTGTTGTTTTTACATCAACAATATCATCCGTTCCGAGCGCATCAATCCTATTATATAACAAATATTCTTCACCATCAATCTTGATGAATTTCTTTGCTACAGCCTGATACGCCATTCCACGTACGCGTTCACACACTTTTTTAAAGTTGTCACTTGCTTTAAGTGTACTCAGGTCTGCTACATTCGCATTTGCATATACATAATTCTCAAATGCACTACCAGCCTTTGTCTCAGGTGTTTCTGTAAACTCACGTGCCAACGTTGCATGTAATCCATCATAAGCTCTTTGTTTCCAAGATGCAGGACATTTATGTAACCAATCAAATCCATCCAACAACGTTGGTGCTATCAATAAAGCCATACTTAGCTCCTTAGTGTGTAAGTAGATGACAAAAGTACCCTACCATAACTGATAGGGGTGTATTGCATGGTCTAGTAGGGAATGTTTGCTGTCTTGTTTTGAGTTTTTACTGTATCATCACCACCAGCAAGCGAGTAGTCAACTTTCTTTCCTGCAAGAAGTTTACGTTCTTGCATGACAATGTTGTACACATTCTCGTCAACAAACTCTTTGAACGTGAATGTAAGTGCTTTCCACTTACCTTTGTCGTTCTTCATATCAACGGTGGTTCCAGTGATAATCTGATGATGGGGCAGGGCTTTTTGTCCATCTGCAAAACGCTTTGTAAGCAGAAGAGTATTAAGAATTTTTCCCTGCTTCAAATCCGCAGAATCAGCAGAGAAGATTACAACACCATCTTCCTCATGTCCGTTAATCACCATGTAATACATGTATGTCTCGTCAAGGTCATTTCCGTTACTGGCTTTCTTTGTACCAAACTTGGTTGGGTCAATAGCCAGTGCCATAGCTTCTTCTGGTTGGTGATATCCAGCAAAACCACCTCTTTCAGGAAGCCACTCTATAAAGATGTGCTCAAACTTTATTACAACAAAGTCAATAGATTTACCATAGTTCTTGTGTGTTACACTATTGACTATATCCCCAAGTTTTGCCCCAGCCATGTACCGCGACTCTGATTCATCAAGTTCAGGGCTCATTGCATTCAACACCTTTATAAAAGGTATTGCCATTGTGTCAATTCCAAGCCCCTCAAATCCAACAGCATTATCATGCTTGTCAATAAATGCTGGTAGACCGATTGTTGCTTTTGCCAATTCAGTACTTTCTTTTTTGTCTGCCATTTTTGATATCTCCTATTTGGTCGTGATTTTGGTTTTCGTCAAAGTGAAAACCTTTGCAAACTCTGGTAACTGGGAAGGGTCAAGATACTTTCCTGACATAATACCTGCTTCCCGTTCTTCTGCTTTCACATCAAAGCCACACGCTTTGCGGAAATAAGATTTGGTTGTTTGTGAATGTACGTTCATTTCAGCTTCATATGGATACTCCTTATTCATGAGGAACGAATACAGTTCACTCATCTTTGTTCCATCGACTTTGCCAATAGCAAGCTGTGTCTTGATAAGTTCAGCATCACCACGACTCTTAAGGAACTGGAAGAATGCATCCTTATCCTTAATGGTAACGTTTATATCCTCTTTCAATTCGACACTCTCACCAGTAGCAAGCTTAATACGTGACAAACCATTTGCTCGTAACAACGCTGGAATCTGTTCCATTGAAAGGCTGTTCAAAATCTTATTCTCACACTCTAATTGAAACTCAAGGTCTGCCACAATCTTCTCGTAGGCTAACTGTGTTTTTACAAGTTCTGCAAGTATTTGCAGAATATTGCCATTGTCTACAGGTTCTTCATCATTAATAAATGACGGTCGTTCATTCATCTTCTGTCTCCTCTTCTTGTAGTATATCTTTAATGCTCATGTCAGTAAAGTAAGCATTTAAATCTCGTCCAGTCTTTATACTCTTGTATACTTTTTCATCAATTGTGCCTTTCATTATGATATCTTTGTATACACAAGTCCCCTTTACACCAATTCTGTGACTTCTATCCTCTGCCTGTAATCTATTCTCAGTACGATAATCATTACTGTAGTAGTACTGTAACGTGGCATTTTGTAGGTTAAGCCCAAAACCTGCTGTGGCCGTGTTACCAATAAAGATATCATATTTCCCTTCATGAAACTCTTTCTTTATCTTATCACGGTCTTCTGTAGATACCTTGCCATAGTACACACAACACTTGTATTGTTTGCTTAATTCCTTGTACAACAACTCAATCTCTGGTACAAACGCCGCCCATACAATGACTTTGGTAGCTTCAAAATCAACTTCTTCAAGGTCTTCAAGCAGTCGTATGACTTTTGCATTTTCATCAGGATTGATAGGTCTTATATTTGCACGTTCATCTTCTGTATATGGAAAAAACCCACCAGACACTTGCATGAGACGCAAACCTAAAGATAATTTGTTGAACACTGTAAGCTCTTTGTCCATATACTCAGCATACAACTGTTCCTTCAAATTTTTGTATATCTGCTTTTGTTCCTTTGTCATAATTACATACATTATCTCATATACTTTTTCCGGCAAATCCAAACAATCTTTCTTCCTTACAGACATACCGTCATGTTCAATGTACTTTTTAAGCTCGTCCATATTCTTAAACTTGCCATACTCACTCATACGTTCAACTTGGCGCACATCACGTTCTGATAGCCCTGTGAGTGATGATACAAACGAGTATCCAAAATCAGTTACACATGGAGGTAAACCCTGCATTTCATTCTGTTCAACTTGTTTCTTTAGCAAGCCCTTTGTTATACCAAACGTCTTTTCATCAAGTGTCGTGTTATACATGTTGCCCGTACGTTGATTTGTGGCACGCATCATAATACCATACTTATGCTGGAACATGAAATAATTGCAATTGAAATAGTTAGCTTTTAAGAATTCAAACTGACTCCACAAGTCAAATGGACTCTTTGTAGCTGGTGTCCCTGTAAGTATACAACCACATCCATATTTGTTAAGTCTATGGATACACACTGAACGCTTTGCTGTTGGGGTCTTTATTCGTGTCGATTCATCTGCAATACGAAACACTTTGTTACGTTTCACATATGTACCAATGAATGGTAATACAGTCGTACTTTGAAATGCCTCTACATTAACAGCTAACACTTTCAATTTGTCCATCTTTGCTGACAAAAAGTATTCAAAGCGACTTAGATAAATCTTTTGTTTCAGCTTGCCCCCTCTGTAAATATGGTCAACATGCTCTACCGCACAGTGTATAGGGAACTGCTCCAGTATCCACTGGCTATGCACATTATTTGGTGCAATAATAAGTACAGCATCAATCTCACCTTTAAGGTATTTCCATGACGCAATGTCTATAGCAATCTTTGTCTTGCCTGTGCCCATTTCTGCAAACAGATAAAAGAAACTCCTGTCCTTAAACATGTCGAATGCTTCTAATTGATGCTTGTACGGTTCAGTCTTCATCACCTGTTTGTACTGTTCGGGAATCTCCATACGCAATCTCCTTGTGGTCTTTACATGCTTTACAATTGTGGTCACATTTTACAAATGTATCTAAGCCACAATACACTGTGCACCGTGCAAAACTCATACGCCCTTGTGGTGTCTCTATCATCTTGTAGACTCTGGATTTATCCCTGCCTTGTACAGTGATAGGAAACTCCCATAATTCATCAACAGGAATAAATGGCTTATTGTTGTTTGTAGTTCTCACAACCTTCAATTTTCTGAATCTATTCCCATGCATAAGCCATGATGTGACTGTTGACCTACTACGCATTACTGTAAATGCATAATCATCAATCGTTAAACACTTCACACCATCTACTATATAAATCTTATTGTCTAGTATACTCACAGTAACCTCACTTTTAATGGTATGCTAGAGTATAGCATATTATACAGTATTTGTCAATACATTTATTCCTATATTTGTCTGTCTCAATTATGGTCATGTGTATCGTTCGATTTTGTATATGTGCTACTTGGTTTCTTTGGATTCAGTGTTTCCGTAGTTATCATATCCATAAATACAGCCCATATGAGTATGAACAATATAAATGGGAGACACAATATAACTAGCATAATTTGCCATGGCCAACTTAACTCGTCAAACCACTCCCAATCAGATTTTGACATGTGCGTACCTCTTTTTGAAATCCTCTGGACACACAACAGCATACTTCCATGAAGCTCCACGTCCATCAATAAATGGTAACAGCGCTTTGTTATCTACATGATCAAGTACAGATGCATTTTGTATAGACCTATTACGTACTTTACTATAGATGTGATTTCTATACAAACCAAACCAGCAGAGTTGTCCAACATGTGTAGCACCCTGTTCTGCTGTTACCAATATACTATTCATAAAACTATTAACTGTATCTTCATAGTCACAAGGTCTATCAAAAGTATATCCACTTCGTGACGCTTTTCCTGTGCTGTATAGATTCGCTACCGTAACTGGATGTAGCTTACAGTACTCTGCTGTTTCTTCAAAACCCATTAGTGTAGCCACATACTCACCATTCTTACTCACCACTATTGGCTTCTTTGGCATCATATCCTACGCTCCTTTGAGTACAATGTTTCATAGCAATCTGTTATACAACAGTATAATGCATCATGCATATCCAAATATACACCCCCACATGTAGGACACACATATCCAACTCCGCTGTCATTAAAATGAGCTGTATTTTCTATGTACAGCTCCTTTTCCTCTTCTGTCATGAAGTGTATGTCAAGTGGCATGTCTTGTGGCTCAATAATTGGATTATGGGATGTCAGACAGTTAAATGCATCATTAATTCCCATGTGTATCTCCTGTAACTGGTATTACTAAATCATCAAACACATCCAAGCATCTCCCTGTCCGGTCATTCTTTACAATGACACATGAAGGTAGATAGCCTACACCTACTACCATCCATGTGTCCTCTTGATTTGCAATAGTCACTTTTGTTCCTTCTGGTATGTTCATTTATGCAATACCTTTCTATGTACTATCTGTTTATTTGACATTCTGCACATATTATCCCAAAACTCTGTCTTCTTTGCCGCTTCGTGGATGTTCATAATTCGCTCCTTATCAGTTCCACCAGTTCCTTGAACTCTTTCGGGTGTGCCACCGGTGACATCATTACCGCCGAGTTGCATTTGAGGCTACAGACACAACGGAGGTTCAGCGGATGGTGCAAGACAGCTTTCCCGTACGTGCGGAGGTTGCTTTTGGTTTGCGGAATCACGTGTGCAAGCTGGCATGTGGCAGGGCTTATTTCTCTACCGCACACCTCGCACCGATACCCACGGCTGTTGAGCATGGATATTTTTTGCTCATACATGGCGATTGATTCTCGGAGGGTCATACTTCCACCCCGCATTTGTGGCCGTCCCAATATCCGCTGATCAAGTTTTTCGGTTTTGATTTCGCTCTAACATTTGCATATTCTGCCCAAAACGATATTTTGATTCTTATGCCTGCGAAAATCCCATAGCCATCGCCAGCCTTGATGTCCTCGCCAGCCTCGATGCCCTCGCCAGCCTCGATGAACCCGCCAGCCTTGATGAACCCGCCAGCCTCGATGAACCCGCCAGCCTTGATGTCCCTGCCAGCCTCGATGAACTCGCCAGCCTTGATGAACCCGCCAGCCTTGATGAACTCGCCAGCCTTGATGTCCCTGCCAGCCTCGATGAACCAGCCAGCCTCGATGCCACAGCCAGCCTCGATGAACTCGCCAGCCTTGATGCACCCGCCAGCCTTGATGAACCCGCCAGCCTTGATGTCCCTGCCAGCAATCAAATTCCGCAATCTAGCCTCAAACTTAAACTCAATACTCCCGGCAAACACGATATCACGTTTATCGTCAGATATCT